CTTCAATTGAAGCAGGTCCAACTTGAGCACCCCTTGTAGAAGCATCATTTAAGTATTTCCAGTCTGTTTTGTAAAAGTCATAAGAACCTCTTCTAAATCCTGAGAAACCAAGATTTAAAGCCATTTCTTCTGAATTTTCAAATAAACCAAAAGCAGTTCCTCCAGAGAATCCTCCAGATATAGATCCTAGCATGTCATCAAAATCAAGATTCGAAGATCTATTTAAGAAAAGCATGTTTTCTTCAATAGCTCCCTGAGTATCAAGATTTTTTAGAATAGCATCAAAAGAATCTAAACCAGCAGCAGCACTAAAGCCTACTTGCACATTTCCTCTTGCTTGAATAGCAGCGAACAAACCTTGCATACCTAGTGATTGACCAGTTAATGCAGCAGGTCCACCAGCAGTTAATTCACCTTCTACCATAGCCATCTCTAAGTAATCTTCAAATCTAAGTCTAGTTTCAGACTCAGCTTTTAAGTACCATAAATAACCTCCAGTACCATCTTCAGTAGAAACTTCTACCCAACCGATCTGAGCTGTGTCAGAACCGTTGATAGTATAAGTACTTCTAAGGATAATAGGAGAGTTAGAGAATTGAGTAAAAGAAGGAGTAACTGTTACTTGCGGATTATTAACAGCCGCATAAGTGTTAGCACCTACAGGAGCATTACCAGTTGATGTTCCTTTTTGAAATTGAGAACCATAAACAAATATTTTCTTAGAAGCACCATCAGCAATTCCAGCAGCAACTAAGTTAGCAAAACCATAAGGCTCTACAGTTAACTGTCCTGGGTTACCACCACCACCAGCTAAGGCTGTGTCAGATATTCTAACAAAACATTTTGCTTCGTTTCCAAAGTCATCCATTACAACGATAGTTGATCCTGGAGATATTACATTTACAATAGGGTTAGCAGCATTTGCAGCGGTTACAGGAATAGTAATTGTTCCAGCAGCAGATGCAGATGTACAGTTATTGTATGCAATATGTAATCTATTTTGTTCAGACCATATAACCTGATCTGAAGTCATAGGCATTTCAGCGCCTACCATACGTAAAAATCCTGATAACGTTCTGTTACCATATCTTTCTACTTCTTGTTCATACAATTCCGGTAGAAATTGTTGAGCAAAGTTATTTGAATTCGCACCAGCACCATCAAATTGAAGGTAATTGCTAGCAAGAATTGATTGAGCTTGTGAAGGTATAATACTCCCAAACTGTGGACTTAAAGCCATAATTTTTAATTTTTAATTAGTTAGTTAAATTTTCTTGTTTTTATTTTTAATTTTGATGAATCCAATCCACTAATTGATTTTACTTTTAATCCGTTTACGAAAACGTTTCCGTCGGCAACCTGCCGTGGCTTTTCATTTGTGATATTTCTAGAACCGTTGACAATGGTTTTTACACCATCAGCTTTACCCTGTTCGTAAAAATGATTAGCAATTTTATCAGCATTCATAGCAGCATATAACGATTTGTGATAACCTTTTGTATCAGTGACAACACCTTTGTCATTAGTATATTTACTTATAAATTTACTAATATCACCTTGTGTTTCACCAATTTGTTTAGGATTAGAAACTTTATATCTAAACTTTTTTTGCCCTAAGTCGAAATCAAACCCTTGAAATTCGTCGTTAAACAATTGATTAGTTTTTGTTTTAAAATCCTGATGGTTGGTTTCCATCGTCACTTGTTGCTCATTGTATCGGTTGAAAAAATCCGTAGCCTTTTTTTGTTCTTGAGATACACCAGGTCTCAACTTGATTTCCTGGTAATATTTATCTTTAAGAACATCCAACTCTTTACGGGCTTTTGCAACTTCTTCTTTAAAAGCTAGTTTTTTCTTTCTTACTTCTCTAGCTTCATCAACCTCTTCGTCAAAATGAAAATTGTCTTCTAATAAAAAAGCAATTTCTTCTCCATCTAAATGAGGTTTTGTTTGTTTATAGTATTCATTAAGTAAGGTAACATCATCAGTTTTATTATAGTCATGATTTAATCTTACGTAATCTTCTACTGTTCCACCAGTATCCTCCATAAAGGTTACTAGTTTTTCTATATTTTCAGGTAAAGCTTTACCAAGGATTTGCTCGTCTCTTTGAGCTTCTGCAATTTCTTGTTTAATTTCTTTAACCTCTGTTTTTTCTTCTTCTGTTATTTCTTCGATTTCAACGATAGAATCTTCTGGCTTGGATTCTTGTACTTCCACATTTTCGCTGGGCCGTACTTGTTCATCCACCTTTTGTATATCTCCGGTTCGTTGATCTTCAGGTAATTTTCCTGTTTCTTGCTTTGGAATGGCATCGTCTTCTTTAGGTATTGTAACCTTTATAACATCAGGTACTATTTCACCTGTTGCCTCCGGTTTTGTTAAATCTACTTTAATCGGATCGTTGTTAATACTACCTAGTTTTTTAGGCATTTTTTTCTTTGGTGTTAATTTAAAGTCACCTTCCTGTTTAACAGGTTCATTTGTTTTTGTTTCTTCTGACATAATATAATATTATAAAATTAATGATTATCTAGGGCTAAAAGCTTCTAATCCAAAAGACCCTATGCTATCGTTGCTTGATTCAAAGTTTTTAGGCGGTCCATCAGTTTGACGTTGTTGTATCATCTCACTTTGTTGAGTACCTTCCATTTTAACTCTTTTATCTTTTCTATCTTCTATTTGTTGTTCTTTTATTTTTTCAGTTTGTCTTTGCTCTTTTGTAAGTTGTATATTGTAATTAAATTCTTCAGCCATTAATTCTTTTTTAATTAAAGCTTCTGTTTGCATTCTTTGTATTTCAAACTGCGACTTAGCTTGCTCTACGTTAACTTTTTGCTCTGTTAAAACTTGCTGCTTTTGTACCTCAGCCATAGCTGTTTTTTCAGCTAGTTGAGCGTTTGCCTGAGCTTGAGCTTGTATATTTGCTTGTTGAGCTTTTTGATCTCTTATTTGTTTTAACCTACGCTTTTGTTTAAGCATTTGATTAGCTAGTTTAAGATTTTTTATTTGTCTTAAATCTATAGCATCTTCTAAATCAATTCCACCACTTTGCAAAGCAACTTGAATGTTTTGCTCTAACTGAGCTTTTGCTTCATCGTCTGGTTCTAGTTCTAAAAATATACCAAAGTCATGTAATGATAAATTTTTAATTTCATTTAAAGTTTGCGTATTATAAACAGAAATGCTTGACATTAATGCTTGCCTAGTTAAAGGATTGTCTAATACATCAGCTAATTTTTTTGATACATTTTCACATAGTCTTAAGCTTAGGTATAAACTAGCGTTGTTTATATGCTTAGTAGCTATGTTAGATTGTTGTGCTGCAATTTTCTGTAATCCAACTAAAGTATCTTTGTCTGGTAAACTACCATCTCTAGCTTCATTAAGACCAGTCACATCTCTTATCATTTGTAAATAATAATTATATGTGTTTATTAAAGCACCTATTTTAGCTTGGCCCGCTGATGATGATAATTCTTGTATAGGAACCTTTCCTCTATTTAATTCCCCGTCTTGAGTTAAAGATCTACCAACAACCGAACCGGTTTGAAAATACATGTTTAAAGCTTCTGCTGGATTGTAATTGGTACCATTACCAAGGTCAACCTCTGCTAAACCATCCATATCTAAAAATACCCCATCTGGAACCATCCTAGATAATACTTGTTGCAGTTTTAAATGAGTTAGCTGTATCATATCAGCAAATCCCATAGTCTTTGTTATCAGCGACTCAATTCTACCGTTGTACATTCTTGGAGAACATATAGCATAATTCATTTCTACTTTTGTAGTATCAGCCATAGGTCTTGTCATATTCTCTGCCATTTCCCATTTTAGCATTGTGTCAGTTCCTAAAACTTTAACACCTTCAAATAAAACTTCTATGCTTCTACTTATTCTTTCAAACGAATCTGCTTTAGGTGGATTAAATGTGTCTGGTTTTTCTAATATTTTTTCTAAACCTGAATCAGTTTGTTTTAATTTAAAAACTTGATCCATATAGGTTTTGTATTCAAAAAATAATACTTGAACCGTGTTTTCATCATATGCGCCGTAACCATAAATATAATTATTATTACTATTATATTTTTGTAGATTAGCTAATTCATCTTGAGGTATATGAGGAAATAGTTTTGAAATTTCTGGAATAGTTAAAGCTTTTACTTCACCTACATAATATACGTCTTCAAAATTAGGATCGCTTGTATATGAATAAATTAAATGTGCAGGGTCTACATAATCTAAAGTAATACCGTTTGAAGGATTAAAACTTGTTTTAGCTGCGGCTATTCCTAACGTTACTAAATCTAAATTAATTCTACGTTTTAATAACTCAAACTTGTTTTGTGCTAGTACTTGGCTAATAGCCTCTTCCTCTGCTATTTCTACAGATTGTTTATAAGACAATTGCAAATGTAATTCCATTTCTTCTATTGACGTAGGAAGATCAGCTTCAGGAATATTAGTATTAGATATATCAACACCCGTAGCTGCTTTAACTTTATTTTGTATTTGTTTAGCAAACATATCTTTAGCTAAACCATCAGCGTAATCAGTTCTTTTTTTAATAGACTCTGGGTCTTGAGCATAAGCTTTAATATCATAATCTTTAGCTGAAATACCATTAACTAATATATCTACAAATTTTGATAATATTGGTACTGGTTTCCAGTCTAAATTTAAATAAGACAAGTCACCATTGATAGATAATTCATCTTTATATTTTTGTACAGATTGTTCTCCTCTAGCATATAATCTTCTATTGTGAAAATCATTAAAACTAGTTAAATACCTGTTACCATTAGTTCTTCCTTGTGAAAACCATTCAGACTGTATAGCTTGGGCAACCTGAGCTCCATATTTTAAAGACATCTTTTCCTCAAAAGGTACTACCTGATCCGGAAACGTGCTATTACCATTATAGTTTATTTTCATTTATCTTATTATTTTTGAAATATCACCTTTATTATCAAATCTTTTTATACCTAAATCATACTGAGTTATAACTTTTTGTGGTATAGGTCTATATTTGTTTTTATTACAAGCCATAATAGCCAGTCCTGAACTAATAGAGGCATCATGAGTTGTTCTATTATTTATATTAAATTTAGCCCAATCTTCTAATGTTCTTTGGAAATATAAATCTCCATATTTATTATTAGAATTTAAACCTATATGATCTTGTATATAAGATTCTATTGCAGCAGCATGAGCTTGTTTTATGTCTTCACTAGAATTTGGTATACCACCAATTTCTCTTTCTGTTACAGACAACTTATTGTATATTTTATCTGGTCTATTCATAGAGTAACCTCTATAACCTCTTCTTTTGAAATAATATAAAAGTCTTGGTTTGTTATTTTCACATAATAAAGGCATGCCATAAAATATACAAGCCATTAAAACATCTTCAAAAAATATTTCTGCAGTTGCAGGTCTAGCTATGTATTCTAAAAAGAAATGATTAGTAGGGTGATTCTCCATACTAAACTTAGTTAAACCGTGTAAAGCTCCGTTAGAACCTCTTTTATCTACAGTACCTGATATATCATAACTATCACAACCAAACGCACCCATGTGTTCATTGCCAGGATATTTTCCACCGTTTTTAGAAATTACATTATTCTGTAAATTACTTTGTGGAACCCATGATATAAAAAACCTACCACTGTTGCTAGGGTTAAAAAGAACTGTAGTATCTTTCACACCATTAACCCATTGAAAATTTCCTT